ATTCCACATACTCCATGACAATCATATCATCATTTGAAAATTCAGTGTACACTTTGGGAACTTTAATCCATTTGATATCTTTCATATTCTTTCTGAATCGAATGGCGTTATCCATTTCTCGATGATAGTCAGCTTCACCCAACAGGTACTCTATGGATTCATTTAGTACAAACTCCGAACTATTCCCGGTGTCCACCCCAACCTTCTCCAAGAAGCGAACGATGTCCCGGATATTATCTGTATCTGTCTTCATGATATCATATATGTTTGGTCTCTTGACTTTGACGATGACCTGTTTCCCATTCTTTAGAGTCGCTTTGTGTACTTGTCCAATACTCGCAGACTTGAATGGGGTCTCGTCAAATGCCTCAAAGTGGTCTAAGTTTACAATACCCTGTATATCGACTGGTGGTACATTATCCTGCAAGGATTCCAGTTGTTTTGTAAACTCGGGTGGATAGAGATCAGCTCTCGTAGAGGCAATCTGTCCTAATTTTACAAACGTGGGTCCAAGTTCGAGAAGTTGGTCCCTCGTCCATTCGCCAAGCTCAGATTTGTTTTGTACAAATGTGTTCTTCCATAGAAATTTGGCTGCAAACTTCCAGGTCTTCACCTTTTGGTTTGATACCACCCGAGTGGGTCTGTGACTCGCGACGCATAGCATCCTACTATATAAAAATCTTTTATTTTTTAATATCTTAGGTTACAATAAATGCCAAAGCTCTCAAACTTCCTTGGACCATTCAGCCAATCAACTGAAGCTGTCATCAAAGCGCAACCAATCCTCTTCACCCTCATCATATTGTACCAAGGTCTCTTCTCTGGTAACGCAATCAAGATTCCAAAGAACCTCAAGACTCTCTTCAACAGTAAGACGTTCCGCTTCATTTCACTCATGTTAATCGCGTTCAGTGCGACACAAGATATTGAGTATGCCCTCATATCAACTACAATCTTCATTGGTGCCATGTATGCCATCAAGACTCCAGAAGAACGCAGGGAAACTGGATTAATCTAAAAATTATATAGTCTACTAGTAGAATGAAGATTCATATTGTTGGTGCTGGACCATCGGGGATGTCTCTCGCATGGGAGATACTCCGCGCAGGTGATCACGACATTACAATATATGATAGAAAGCCATCTGCAGGTGGATCGTGGTGGGAACCGGGTGTGAATACACGAGATCTCCACGCACACCGAATCGTATTTGATCGTGCTTTCGTGAATACCAAAAGCCTTTTCGAAGAAATGGGCATCCAATGGGATGATATTTTTGAACCCACAGAAAAGGATCTCTATAGTTTTATGCTTCGATCCCTCAAACTCAAAGATTATGGAGCCCTCGCATCTCTCGCGACGCGTGTACTCACGCAACCTGACAAGTACAAGAGTGTGTCACTCAAAGAAGCTCTTGGTGAATTGACCCCAGGTGGACAAGCTATTCTTGAACATCTTCCACTCATCATGGATGGTGTACCTTGGAACGTCATGTCCGCATATGAGTTTGTAAAAAGTTTTGACCATGTTGCACTCTCAAAACAATGTACTCAAAAAGTTTCAGGTAAAGTTATGTGTGATTTAATGTATGATAAACTTTTAAAATCTGGGATCAACTTTGTGTTCAATACAGAACTTGATAATGTTGAATATCTCGAAAATGATTTTGTCGCAACATTTTCAGATAAAACTGTAATCAATGATGGATTTTTAGTTCTATGTATTGATAATAGTCCAGCCCTAAAGTTTTTGGGTAATAACTGGGGACCAGATGCTGATAAAAAGGTGCGTGCGAGTACATACGGGTGTATAAACGTTCTTTTAGACTTTGATGAAACACAAAAGCTTGGTGATGACCTTGAAATCGCCGCGTCAACTCCTTGGAACCTCCAACCCGTTGTTCTTTCAGATGGAAAAACAGTATCATGTGTGATATGCGATTTGACCGATGAAATTTTGAAATCGAATCCGGATACTATAAAAGAACAAGTAGTCAAACAACTCAATCTCCCATCTCCACAAAGTATACGAATTGGGTGGGGTGCGGTGTGGGATGGTGAAAAATGGCAATTCTCACAATCCTCGGGGGTTCTTAGTCTTCACGGACAACTCCCATTCATTGGTGAATGTCCACACGTGGCTATGTGTGGTATGATGTCTCCACGACATACACCATATTCAAGCATCGAAGCCGCGATTGAAGTTTCAAGATCCTTAAGTCGTATATTACTCGGCACACGGGAACCTCTTAGACCACGTCTTCTAACACATATGTTAGCTATTTTGATTACAGTGCTTATAGTTTTAATTTTAATGTATATAAATAGAAATCAATGAAGTTTCTAGCCCAAGTCCATACACCCATGTATGACCACAACGACAAAAAGTATATTCGTTTGGTCATTCCTGAAAAGTGTGCCCAGATCGTAGATAGAATGCATATAAACAAGGCACGTCTCGTGCAACATAAGCGAGTTGATAATCCACTCGATGGTCGAGTTCTTACAGTGAAGGTTCCATTCCGTTATAGGAGAGTGATGTGTGAAGTCCGTGGACAACCTGTGCAGTCTCTTATAAAAGATGATGAAGTTGAAGTCGTAGTCGAGTTCAAGGGTGTTTGGAATGTTGGCGAATACAGTGGTTATTCTTGGGTGCTTTCTTCGGTTGCAACATCTGGATCTTGAGGTTGTTCTGGGATATCAACATCGGTCAAGCCAGCTTCCTTGAAACCCTTGAAGACACGGAGGGATCCTTGAAGGCGGAAGACCTCTTGAGTCAACTCTTCAATCGCTTGTTCAATTTTCTTAATATTATCTTCAACCTTAAGGGATGGCATTATAGTCATATAAAGTTTGAATCCTTTAATATAGTATATGTTGACCCGAACGGGGTATCTCGTGACGGAAGGTCCGCTTCAGGAGATTAAAAAAGAACTTACAGTAAGACCTATCGTCAACGGAGACTATGGATTTCCCCCACCGCCTTTTAAAGTTTTTAGAGCAACTAAGAATGGAGTCTGTGTTCCAAGATTCTATGGAGTTGCTAAACTTGGGGAACCCAAGCAGGATAGACGCCCTGAACCCATCCGAACAGGTGTCAAGTTCGTCGGCACCCTCAGAGATACAACTCATCAAAACGAGGCTCTTGCCGCTGCTCTTACAGCGGGTCATGGAGTTCTCTCACTCCCATGCGGGTATGGCAAGACCACCGTATCCTTGGCGATAGCGTGTAAGTTGGGGTACCGTACAATGATTGTTGTCCACAAGCAGTTCTTGGCTGATCAGTGGAAGGAACGTATTCAACAATTTTGTCCAGGTGCCACAATTGGAGTTGTTCAACAGAACAAGAAAGAGGTAGAGTGTGACTTTGTTATTGCGATGCTCCAATCCCTCTCCCTCAAGGAATATTCATTCAGCGATTTCGACTCGATAGGTACACTCATTGTCGACGAGGCACACCACATTTGTGCAAAAGTGTTCTCCCAGTCTCTCTTCAAGATGTGTCCCAAGCATATCTTTGGTCTCTCAGCAACCCCCGAGCGAAAGGATGGTCTCACAAAGGTGTTGCATTGGTTTATGGGTCCAACATTTTTTGCGGTGGAGAGAAAGAACCAAGAACAGGTGGAGGTGTTTCCAATCGTATACGAGTCCCAAAACTATAGAAATGCCCCACCATGTACACGAAATGGGAAGTTGTCAATGCCCAATATGGTCACAGAGGTTGTCGAGGACAGGAAGAGAAACCAAATGCTCGTGGAACTGGTTAAAAAAGCGTCCGCAGGGACACGACAACTCCTCGTACTCAGTGACCGGAGATGGCATTGTGAGATGCTTCACCAGTGTTTTCCAAAGAACTCGGGCCTCTATATGGGTGGTATGAAGGAGGTGGATCTCCAGGCGTCTTCCCAAAAGAAAATCATATTTGCGACGTTTAGTCAAGCCCACGAGGGTCTGGATATACCAACTCTGGATACAGTTATTCTGGCGTCTCCAAAGTCCGATATTGTACAGAGTATTGGTCGTATTATGCGAGAGACCAAGGGAAAAAAGAACAATCCCCACATCTATGATGTCCACGACCCCTGGTCTATCTTTACAGCTATGTACTACAAGAGAATGAAGGTGTATCGCCAAGGTGGTTTCAAGATACACGGGAAGGCGGACACCGAAGAAAAACCAGACTTCCCTCAGGGAAAGTGTCTATTTTTATAATCTGAACAATAAATAAATGTCTGGTGCATTAGTACAACTTGTTTCTAAAGGTACTCAAGACGTTTATTTAACAAGTGACGAAGGTATGTCGCTCTTCAGTATGAAATACAAGAGACACACCAATTTTGCACAAGCACCAAGACTTATAAAAACGATCACAGCGACGGACAATTCCATCATTATACCCACATGGGGTGATCTTATAAACTCAGTGTGGTTTGAAGGTACGGATTTAATCACTAAATTTGACGGTGCTGTCTTTGATCTTTATATTGGTGGTGTTAAAATTGATTCACACACATTTGATTTCGTTGCTGATATATGGCAGAATTATCACGCGGAGAACTTTGTGAAGGCTCAAGAAATCTTTAACAAAACGTCTCAGTCTTCTACTCGATTTTTTCCAATGCATTTCTTCTTCTGTGATCACGATATGTTCTTACCCCTCGTGGCACTTCAATTTCAAGAAGTTGAAATACGGGTAAATTTTGCAAACCAGAGTGCATCCGACATAAAGTGTTACGGGAATTATATCTTCTTGGATTCGGATGAAAGAATTAAGTTTACAAATACTCCAACCGATTTGATCATCACTCAAGTCCAATCCACTAAAAGTCCTATAGAGAATCCTAGAACAACTTTTGATATTTCATCCTTTAATCATCCAGTGAAGAGTTTATTTTTTGGCTACCAAGCAAAGGGTGGTTTGATTGAAGAAGACAAATTATCATTTAGTACTGCGGATATATATCTGAACGGTACATCAATATTAGAAAATATGTCTCCGTTGTACTTTCATCTTGTACAAAGTTATGTCAATTCCAAATATGGTTTAGTAAACTTTGTTGATACGTCCAACTGCCCCCAATATACACGATATTATGCATTCCACTTCTGTAAAAATGCATCAGATTATAAACCCACGGGTACCTGTAATTTTAGTAGATTAGATAACGCAAAAATTGTCATAAGAGATATTGTAAAAGGAATAAATCGTACGAGTGATACCGAACTTACTGCATACGCTGTTAACTATAATGTTCTTAGAATACGAAATGGTTTGGGCGGTATTTTATTCGCCAACTAATAGTAGTAATGCCTTTCGTAGGAAACGCGGGTCGATTCACACATGTATTTTTGGCTGAGCTCAACGAAGATGATACTCAGGCTACAACAACAACTCCACCTACATCTATAAATTATAACTTTGATGAGATTACAATTGGTAAAGATGCAGGTAAAACGTCACAGGGTGTAAATGCGATCGCGCTCGGTTCAGAATCTGGTTTCACCAATCAAGGTGAAAAGTCTGTTGCGGTTGGGTATCACGCGGGTAGAGAAAAACAAGGATCCCAATCTGTGGCGGTTGGTCAAGAATGTGGTGAAGTTAATCAAAATGTGCAGTCTGTAGCTATCGGATATAGATCAGGACAATCGATACAAGGTTCGCAAGCAGTCGCCGTCGGCTTCGAATCTGGTCAAATTGGTCAGAATGCGCAAAGTATCGCCCTTGGATATCAAGCTGGGCAGATTGGTCAAGGTTCGCAATCAATCGCGATAGGGTATCAATGTGGTCGCGTTGGTCAAGGTAATAATAGTATTGTTTTGGGTTTTGGTACCGCTGAAATTAATCAAGGTGATGAGACTTTGGCATTTGGTTATCAAGCTGGACAGTCAAACCAAGGGGATCAATCCACTGCGATCGGGTATCAAGCTGGACAGCTAAATCAAGGGGATCAATCTACCGCGGTTGGTTATAAATCTGGACAAACGGGACAAGGGGATACATCAACCGCGCTTGGTTTTCAATCTGGTCAAACATCACAAGGAATACAATCCGTATCAATTGGTTACAACGCGGGTCAAACCAGTCAGGGGTCTGAATCTATAGCCATGGGTTACGCGGCGGGACAATTATCACAGAATGCCTTGTCCGTGGCTATTGGCTCTAATGCTGGACAATCCTATCAAGGGACTCAATCTGTAGCCCTCGGCGATAACGCCGGTGAGATACATCAGAATACACAATCTGTTGCCGTTGGCTATCAAGCTGGAAAAACCTCCCAAGGTACTCAATCTGTAGCGGTTGGTTATCAATCTGGTCAAACCAGTCAAGGGATCCAATCTGTAGCCGTAGGTCACGAATCTGGGCGAGAATCTCAAGGTTCACAATCGATTGCAATTGGTGATACATCCGGTGAATTGGGACAGAATGCGTTTTCAGTGGCTATCGGATACAACGCGGGACGATCCTATCAAGGATCCGAATCTGTCGCGTTGGGGTATGTGGCTGGTGAATTGTCACAAAACGCCCTCTCCGTGGCTATTGGTTCCAATGCCGGGCAATCATATCAAGCGACCCAATCTGTGGCCATTGGTGATAACGCGGGTGAGATACGCCAGAATACACAATCTGTGGCGATGGGATATCAATCTGGTCAAATCGTGCAGGAAGCTCAGTCGGTGGCATTAGGTTACCACGCGGGGCGATCCTATCAAGGATCTGAATCGGTAGCGATGGGCTACGTAGCGGGTGAGTTATCACAAAACGCCCAATCTGTGGCTATCGGCTCGAATGCTGGACAGTCGTATCAAGGGACACAATCCATAGCAATAGGTGATAACGCGGGTGAGATAAATCAAAATGCAAAGACTGTGTCCATTGGATATCAATCGGGGCAATCCGGTCAAAAATCACAAGCTATTGCCGTCGGTTATCAAGCTGGTCAATCAAACCAAGGGTCAAAGTCTGTTGCGGTGGGTTACGAATCTGGACAAACCGCGCAAAATATCCAATCGGTTGCAATTGGTTTTAGAGCTGGGCAGACGTCACAAGGTGAACAATCGGTTGCATTGGGCCACCAATCTGGTATGACCTCACAATATCCATATTCAGTGGCCATTGGTCTTAACGCGGGACAGTCTTCACAAAATACCCAATCTGTAGCGGTGGGTTATGAATCTGGTCAAATTGGGCAGGGTAAGCAGTCGGTCGCGATCGGTTACCATTCCGGTCAATCCACTCAAGGATCTCAATCCGTGGCCATTGGTCACATATCTGGTGAATTGGGGCAGAATTCGTTTTCGGTGGCTATGGGCTACCAAGCGGGTCAGTCCTACCAAGGGTCTGAATCCGTGGCTATTGGTTACGTGGCAGGTGAATTGTCCCAAAATGCCCTCTCGGTGGCTATTGGTTCTAACTCCGGGCAGTCCTACCAGGGAACTCAATCCGTGGCTGTGGGTGACAATGCGGGTGAAAAGGGGCAGAATACCCAATCTGTGGCTATGGGCTACCAATCTGGGCAGGTTGGCCAAGGGGAGCAATCCGTGGCTGTGGGCTTTCAATCTGGACAATCCACCCAAGGATCTCAATCCGTGGCGATTGGACATGAATCCGGGCGCGTGAGTCAAGGGTCTCAATCTGTGGCCATTGGTGACACATCTGGTGAATTGGGGCAGAATTCGTTTTCGGTGGCTATGGGCTACCAAGCAGGTCAGTCCTACCAAGGGTCTGAATCCGTGGCTATTGGCTACGTAGCAGGTGAATTGTCCCAAAATGCCCTCTCGGTGGCTATTGGTTCTAACTCCGGGCAGTCCTACCAGGGAACTCAATCCGTGGCTGTGGGTGACAATGCGGGTGAAAAGGGGCAGAATACCCAATCTGTGGCTATGGGCTACCAATCTGGGCAGGTTGGCCAAGGGGAGCAATCCGTGGCTGTGGGCTTTCAATCTGGACAATCCACCCAAGGATCTCAATCCGTGGCGATTGGACATGAATCCGGGCGCGTGAGTCAAGGGTCTCAATCTGTGGCCATTGGTGACACATCTGGTGAATTGGGGCAGAATTCGTTTTCGGTGGCTATGGGCTACCAAGCAGGTCAGTCCTACCAAGGGTCTGAATCCGTGGCTATTGGCTACGTAGCAGGTGAATTGTCCCAAAATGCCCTCTCGGTGGCTATTGGTTCTAACTCCGGGCAGTCCTACCAGGGAACTCAATCCGTGGCTGTGGGTGACAATGCGGGTGAAAAGGGGCAGAATACCCAATCTGTGGCTATGGGCTACCAATCTGGGCAAAGTGGTCAGAACAAGCAATCCGTGGCTGTAGGCTACCAAGCGGGTCGGTCCTACCAAGGGTCTGAATCCGTGGCGATTGGTTATGTGGCAGGTGAACTGTCCCAAAATGCCCTCTCGGTGGCTATTGGTTCTAACTCCGGGCAGTCCTACCAAGGGACTCAATCTGTGGCTATCGGTGACAACGCGGGTGAAAAGGGACAGAATACCCAATCCGTGGCTATGGGCTACCAATCTGGTCAAAGTGGTCAGAGTAGGCAATCCGTAGCTGTAGGTAACAACGCGGGGCGATCCAGACAAGGGTCTGAATCCGTGGCTATTGGCTACGTAGCGGGTGAACTGTCCCAAAATGCCCTCTCGGTGGCTATTGGTTCTAACGCTGGACAGTCCTACCAGGGAAGTCAATCCGTGGCTGTGGGTGACAACGCGGGTCAAAATGGTCAAAATACCCAATCCGTGGCTATGGGGTACCAATCTGGTCAGATTGGGCAGAGCAAGCAATCTGTGGCTGTAGGTAACAACGCAGGGCGATCCAGACAGGGGTCTGAATCCGTGGCTATTGGTTATGTAGCGGGTGAACTGTCCCAAAATGCACTCTCTGTGGCTATTGGTTCTAACTCCGGGCAGTCCTACCAAGGGACTCAATCTGTGGCTATCGGTGACAACGCGGGTGAAAAGGCTCAAAAGTCACAATCAGTTGCTGTGGGTTATCAAGCTGGTAGGACAAGTCAGGGTACAAGTGCAGTGGCTATAGGTCTAGAAGCTGGAGAGACAAATCAAAAAAATAACGCAGTTGCCGTGGGTGTTCGAGCTGGTGAGACAACACAGGGATCCAATGCAGTAGCTATGGGTTTTGAATCTGGTCAGACCAACCAGGGAACTCAGTCGGTAGCTGTGGGTTTTAGATCTGGTGAAACAACCCAAGGAACTCAATCAGTGGCTGTGGGTTATCAATCGGGTTTTACAAATCAAAGTACAAAATCAGTAGCTATGGGTTTTGAATCTGGTAAGACGTCCCAAGGGTCTGAATCTGTGGCGATTGGTTATGTAGCGGGTGAACTGTCCCAAAATGCCCTCTCTGTGGCTATTGGTTCTAACTCCGGACAGTCCTACCAGGGAACTCAATCCGTGGCTGTGGGCGACAACGCGGGTGAAAAAGGGCAGAATACCCAATCCGTGGCTGTGGGCTACCAATCTGGTCAGGTTGGCCAAGGGGAGCAATCCGTGGCTGTGGGCTTTCAATCTGGACAATCCACCCAAGGATCTCAATCCGTGGCTATTGGACATGAATCTGGGCGTGTGAGCCAAGGATCGCAATCCGTGGCCATTGGTGACACGTCTGGTGAATTGGGGCAGAATTCATTTTCGGTGGCTATGGGCTACCAAGCGGGTCAGTCCTACCAAGGGTCTGAATCCGTGGCTATTGGTTATGTAGCGGGCGAACTGTCCCAAAACGCCCTCTCCGTGGCTATTGGTTCTAACGCTGGGCAGTCCTACCAGGGAAGTCGATCCGTGGCTGTGGGTGACAACGCGGGACAAATAGCTCAAAAGTCACAATCAGTTGCTGTGGGTTATCAAGCTGGTAGGACAAGTCAGGGTACAAGTGCAGTGGCTATAGGTCTAGAAGCTGGAGAGACAAATCAACAAAATAACGCAGTTGCCGTGGGTGTTCGAGCTGGTGAGACAACACAGGGAGCCAGTTCAGTAGCCATCGGTCTTGAAGCTGGACAAACAAATCAGAAAAGTAACTCAGTCGCGGTTGGTTTTAAGTGTGGAGAAACAAGCCAACAAACTAATTCGGTAGCTATTGGATACCAGGCTGGACAGACAACCCAGGGAGCCAGCGCAGTGGCTATCGGTCTTGAATCTGGCCAGACCAACCAGGGAACTCAGTCGGTAGCTGTGGGTTTTAGATCTGGTGAAACAACCCAAGGAACTCAATCGGTGGCTGTGGGTTATCAATCGGGTTTTACAAATCAAAGTACAAAATCAGTAGCTATGGGTTTTGAATCTGGTAAGACGTCCCAAGGGTCTGAATCCGTGGCTATTGGCTATGTTGCGGGTGAACTGTCCCAAAATGCCCTCTCGGTGGCTATTGGTTCTAACTCCGGACAGTCCTACCAGGGAACTCAATCCGTGGCTGTGGGCGACAACGCGGGTGAAAAAGGGCAGAATACCCAATCCGTGGCTGTGGGCTACCAATCTGGTCAGGTTGGCCAAGGGGAGCAATCCGTGGCTGTGGGCTTTCAATCTGGACAATCCACCCAAGGATCTCAATCCGTGGCTATTGGACATGAATCTGGACGGGTGAGTCAAGGGTCTCAATCTGTGGCCATTGGTGACACATCTGCTGAATTGGGGCAGAATTCGTTTTCGGTGGCTATGGGCTACCAAGCGGGTCAGTCCTACCAAGGGTCTGAATCTGTGGCTATTGGTTACGTGGCAGGTGAACTGTCCCAAAATGCCCTCTCGGTGGCTATTGGTTCTAACGCTGGGCAGTCCTACCAGGGAGGTCAATCTGTGGCTGTGGGTGACAATGCGGGTCAAAGTGGTCAAAAGTCACAATCCGTGGCTGTGGGTTATCAAGCTGGTAAGACGAGTCAGGGTATAAGTGCAGTGGCTATAGGTCTAGAAGCTGGAGAGACAAATCAAAAAAATAACGCAGTTGCCGTGGGTGTTCGAGCTGGTGAGACAACACAGGGATCCAATGCAGTAGCTATTGGTCTTGAAGCTGGACAAACAACTCAGAAAGATAATTCAGTCGCGGTTGGTTTTAGGTCTGGAGAAACAAACCAACAAACTAATTCGGTAGCCATCGGATACCAGGCTGGACAGACAACCCAGGGAGCCAGTGCAGTAGCCATCGGTCGTGAATCTGGTCAGACCAACCAGGGAACTCAGTCGGTAGCTGTGGGTTTTAGATCTGGTGAAACAACCCAGGGAACTCAATCAGTGGCTGTGGGTTATCAATCGGGTTTTACAAATCAAAGTACAAAATCAGTAGCTATGGGTTTTGAATCTGGTAAGACGTCCCAAGGGTCTGAATCCGTGGCGATTGGTTATGTGGCGGGTCAACTGTCCCAAAATGCCCTCTCCGTGGCTATTGGTTCTAACGCTGGACAGTCCTACCAAGCAACTCAATCTGTGGCTGTGGGTGACAACGCGGGTGAGTCGGGACAAAACACCCAATCCGTGGCTATGGGCTACCGAGCAGGTCGGTCCTACCAAGGGTCTGAATCTGTGGCTATTGGTTACGTGGCGGGTGAATTATCACAAAATGCCCAATCTGTGGCTATCGGTTCGAATGCTGGACAGTCTTACCAGGGGACACAATCCGTAGCAATAGGTGATAACGCGGGTGAGATAAATCAAAATACCCAAACTGTGGCTATTGGGTTTCAAGCTGGGCGATATTCCCAGAATGTCAGATCTGTGACCATTGGCTATGGATGTGGAACATTTATGCAAGCATCTCAATCCGTAGCTATGGGTTATAATTGTGGCCTGTATTTTCAAGGGTCTAATTCCGTGAGTGTGGGATACCAAGCAGGTCAACTTTATCAACAACCACAAACTGTGGCTATTGGTTACGAGGCGGGTCAAACTGGACAAAATGCCCTCTCCATTGCCATGGGTTATCGATGTGGTCGGTTTATTCAGGGGTCTTCATCGGTATCGATAGGTTATGAGGCCGGTGAAAGAAATCAGTCTACTCAATGTGTGGCTATGGGGTTTCGATCCGCTCAATTTGGTCAGAATACTCAATCCGTGGCTATTGGCTTCAATGCGGGACAATCCGGACAATCAACTGGTTCCGTAGCTATTGGCTATCTATCGGGTGAAGTGGCCCAACGTGGATTCTCAGTGGCTATTGGAACTTCTGCTGGGCGGTCCTATCAGAATACTCAATCCATAGCTATTGGCTTCGATGCGGGAGAGTCCTACCAAGGGGGTCAATCTGTGGCTATGGGTGACAGTGCGGGTCAATCATATCAGGGTTCTCAATCTGTGGCTCTCGGTTACAATGCTGGGCAGAGCTACCAAGGGTCTGGATCGGTCGCTATCGGTTATGTAGCGGGTGAACTGTACCAAAATGCCATCTCGGTGGCTATTGGTTCTAACACTGGACAGTCTTATCAAGGGACTCAATCTGTGGCTATGGGTGACAGTGCGGGTCAATCATATCAGGGTTCTCAATCTGTGGCTATGGGCTACCAATCCGGTCAAATTGACCAAGGGGATCAATCTGTGGCTATGGGCTACCAAGCGGGTCAGTCCACCCAAGGATCTCAATCCGTGGCTATTGGCTTTCAATCCGGTGAATTGGGGCAGAATTCATTTTCGGTGGCTATGGGTTATCAATCTGGACAATCCACCCAAGGATCTCAATCCGTGGCTATTGGACATGAATCTGGGCGTGTGAGCCAAGGATCTCAATCCGTGGCTATTGGCTTTCAATCCGGTGAATTGGGGCAGAATTCATTTTCGGTGGCTATGGGCTACCAAGCGGGTCAGAACTCTCAACGCGACAACACCGTCGCTGTGGGGAGCAGTGCAGGTCGGTCCAATCAGGGGATCCAAGGCGTCGCCGTGGGGATCAACGCGGGTAGCAACAATCAAGGTCAGCAAGCCACAGCTGTGGGGTCCGGTGCGGGTCAGAACTCTCAACGCATCTACGCCACCGCCGTGGGGAACCACGCGGGTCAGTACAATCAAGGCTCTCGCGCCGTCGCTGTGGGGGTCGTAACGGGTCAGTCCTCTCAAGGCGACTCCGCCACGGCTTTGGGGTACCGTGCGGGTAGGACCTCTCAAGGCGCCGACGCCACCGCCGTGGGGACCTACGCGGGTTACAATCGTCAAGGCTCTCGCGCCGTCGGTGTGGGGTTCGAGGCGGGTGAAATCATTCAAAGCCCCTTCGCCATCGCTGTGGGAGCGTTTGCGGGTCAGACCTCTCAAGGCGAGCGCGCCGTCGCTGTGGGGTACAATACGGCTCGGTACAATCAAGGCTCTCAATCCGTCGCTGTGGGGTACTACGCGGGTATCTCCAATCAAGGCAGCGAAGCCGTGGCTATTGGTTCTAACTCTGGGCAATCCACCCAAGGGACTCGAGCCGTCGCTGTGGGGTCCCAAGCGGGGAAGAGCAATCAAGGCACCTACGCCGTCGCTGTGGGGGCTTGGACGGGTTGGGCCAATCAACACATCAATTCAATCGCCCTCAACGCCTCTGGTTTCTTCTTGAACACAAACGCCGACTCCGCCTTCTTCGTGAAACCCCTGCGCAGCCAGACTGGTACGGCGATGTATTACGATACCTCGAGTGGTGAGATTTCATACTCCTCCTCAGACGATCGTTTGAAGGTCAAGGAGGTTCGCATCAAGGACGCGACCACGACGCTCATGAAACTGTCCCCCCAGAGTTACTTCAAGAAGTTCAAATTGGATGAACCAGACATTTCACATTACGAGTCTGGTTTGATGGCACAAGACGTGTGGTACGACGCCCCAGAATTGAGACACACAGTCCATTTGGGGGCGTACGCCGATCCGACACCCGAGAAGCCACCCCAACCAGTTCCAGGTGATATTCAACAAGATCCCGACTATTCCGCGTGGGGGAGTGATCCAGCACAAGTTCAATACGATCAACTCATTCCGTACACGATCAAGTCCATCCAAGAAATCGTCGCGGAACTTCCGAGGTCCAAGACCACCGTCTCGAACGCGTGGGGTCAAAATATCGTGGGTTGCGTCGTGAGTGCGAACGCGAACGCCCACAAGACGACCGCGACACCCATCGTCGCCCTCTCGAATGTCTATATGGACAAGAAATGGTATGGGGTCGTGTCTAACAAAACGACTGATACCAACGATTACGATACGCTCGTGGACACCAAGGGTGATACTCAAATCTGGGTCACAGACGTCGGTGGACCCCTCGAGTCTGGCGATCTCGTGACCACGTCCAATGTGGCTCCCGGGTATACACAAAAACAGGGTGACGGCGCTCTTATGAACTATACAGTCGCCAAGGTTACCCAAGACTGTGATTTCACAGAGCCCGTGCGAAGGCCCATTCATGTGCCAAAACGAGAAATCTCGAATGTGGTGTACTACATTCAAAAGACTGAAGTCATCGCCGATTTATATGAATACGAACAAAACTTGTGCGAACGACGCAAGACGAAGAAAATCGAAACCGTGTATCGAAAGATTCACGAGAAGGGTCGCGATACTGTGTATTTCGACGCCGATGGGAACGAAGTGAGCAAGCGAAAGTACGAGACGGTTAGTGGCGGAAGTGTGGTGACCTATACCGACGTGTCTGTTGACGCGTACAACGCATTGACACCCGAAGAACAAGCCGATTACACCGATACACAAAAGACTGTCTACTACAGAGTGGACATTGTAGAGAGCCCCGTGGAGTTAGAAGAAGGTGCATACGACGAAACTGAGATTCGCCAAGAACTTGTCGATGTCCTCGATGAAAACGGTCAAATCGTCTGGGAAGAGACGGGTGAAACCGAGCCCGTATATACCCTCGTGGATCACGTCAACTACAAGGCGGCGCTCGTGTCTGCGAAGTTGGTCTAATGTCGTTTATTAGACAGTGGTACACATAAATACAAACTTTTTTACCAAGTTTCATAAATCAAACGAGGTAAAAAAGATACACTTTTTACTTTTGCATGGAATCAGTTATGGCTAAAATAAGAACACCCGCGATGAATGCCATCACGATGTAATTACATTCGGTTTCTTCGAAACCCATCCTGGGTTCGGGCTGTTTAGCGACAGCCACCTGTGGTTGTCGCACAGGAGGTTCTTCCTCCAGGGGACAGTAACCTATCATTTATACTGTATCTAGAGATTAATTTCTGTCTTCTTCTTTCGCCGGGTCTTCTTGGGTTTGGATGCATCTACATTTACTTCTTTCACCTCCCCCCCTGTTGATTCTCCTGATATAGATACGATGTCCGACATATCATCGTCGTCCAAGTCTGGCTCTGAACGATTCGCGATAGGTGACGTATTCATTGGGGGCGGGGGTGGCATCATAATGCCACCCATAAGACTGGAAATATCTAAACCTGGGCCTCGCATTTCATAATTGCCTGTACCACCAACGGGGGCTGCCTGTTCAGGTGCTCTCGTTGTGTTCTGAACAGCGGCCATCATATTTTTAACAAGATCTGGGTTTTGCTTAATGACATCATTCATATTTGGTAGTGCCGACTTGAACATGCTATTTGTCAAGTGGAACATCATCGCAGATCCACCAAGCATCATGATGAGGCGGATTTCTGGGGCAACGGTGACCTTGGATCTATACTTCACGTAGAGTTCTTCGAACACTGTATCATAGTCATCCACATTTTCCATCACACTCTCCGACCATCCCTCGAGTTGAATTTCAAATGGGTTGTACCTTTTGTTTAAGAACTCAAGACCCGTCACACACGCAACCAACATACGTCTCGAAAATCGAATTGATTGTTCGACGTCTATACTATATGTGATACGCTTAACTTCTGTACGGAGTTCGTCTACACTTGAATATGCCGTAAGGCGCTTATTCACTGCAAAGCCTTTCTTCTCAAGGCGTCCAAGTTTATTCAAGAGATCACTCTTTTCCTCGTCAATTGAATTGTACCCCTTTGAGGGTTGTTCCTCCTGTCCACCAGGGGATTCGTCGTCGTCAAAGAACATTGGTTCGTCTTCACCGTAATCAATCTCTTCATCCATGCGGGGTTGTGCTGGGGCTGATTGTTTGTTTGGATTTACAAACGCATCCATCGCCTCTTGGTGTTGCTGTTGTTGCTGGGGTCGCTGTTTGTAACTTTCAGGATTATTTCGTTTCACAGGCTGAGAACGTGGAATTGATATTTCAATTTCATCCATCAGAGCTTGTTCGTCAGCGTCAAGTTTCATGACATGTGTACTTCCTCTGTCGAGTACGATTTCTTCGTCCATCTACTCTCTATAGGGAAACTATTAAATTACCTTTAACGCACTTTAGAAAAAATATGTACACATAGTATAAATGTTTACGTTCAACAAGGCCAACCGCAATGCGATCACATCCATCTTTGTTTTGTTGGCGATTATCGTCGCACTCACTGCCACGAGAAGTACCTACCAACCCAGACCAATCGCCATTAAGGCGATCAGTGAAGAATCCCTCTTCAACCTTGAACACAAGATTGAGTGTACCGCTGGAACAGCTGGTGGGGAATCACCATACAGCAAGTCTTTGACTCCAGGTGGTATTTGTGGTGCTCAAAAACTTGTCGATGACCAAGCTGGGTATGGGATCGAGGATGGAATTGGCGGATCTTTAATCTAAGCTAATACTAAATGGCTTTGATCACTTCATTAACCGAGAGTATCCCGGATCTCAACTATGAGTACCATACAATTACCATAGATTCAATTGGCCAATCCAGTGCCAATACATTTACGTGTTATCTTGAACAACCTATTCGCAATGTTGTTCAGGCCAGACTTCTCGCGGCTCACATTCATTCTAATATTTCCACCGAACACTGTTACATTTCCATTGACGAACTTGACACCAACTTCAACGACCGTGCCTCAAATACACTTGGTGGTCAGCCGACGATGACAGTTCTTCGCAACTCGTTCGCGAGTCTTGTTACAGCGGACACGGAACTTATTACATTCAAGGATGACTATCCCATTGTGACGCAATACATTGACCCAATTCGTAGCATTGATAGATTTAGAGTGGCAATCCGGGACCAAAATGGTGCTACGATTAAGAACCCCGACGTCGCGGGTCACAACTTTTTAGTTATTCGATTCGTGTGTAGAAAACCAAACTTGTAATTTTCTCGTATTAAAGTAGTATACAATGTCTGCGGGTATTGTTCAACTTGTATGTATCGGTGCTCAGGATGAATACATTGTTGGAAGTCCGGAGATATCATTCTTCAATTCGACATTTAAGAGACACTCTAATTTTTCGCAATCCATTGAGAAGCAAATTATACATGGACATGTGAAAAATAACTCTCTATCGACAATTCGTATAGAACGAAGTGGTGATCTTTTGGGATACACATACTTTACGATTGATAACGGTGGTCAAGCCATGGACACTACAAACTGGGAAAGTCTCATTGAAAGTGTTCAACTTGTGATTGGTGGTCAGGTGATCGATGAACAAGATTCTACATTTTGTGAAAACATTGCGGTTGATCTTCTTGCCCAAAATCTCAGTAAATGCTCAAATGGGCCACACCCAGGTGGTAGTACCGCAAGCTCCTACTTCTACCCACTTCGATTTTTCTTTTGCGAGGGTGCGCAATCCGCGATACCACTCACAGCACTTCAATATCACGATGTTGAATTGAGAGTACGATGGGGATCAAGTGCTGCAAACTATAACTGGGAATGTCATTCGAACTATTATTATCTTGATAATGAAGAGCGTGGTAATATTGCGTCGCGTAGTCATGATATGTTGATTTACCAAGTGCAAAAGAATATTGGTTCCGGGGATCACATTCAAAGTCTCAACTTTAATCACCCAGTAAAGTTCATTGTAAGTTCAAACAATAGTGGAACAAGTCCTTTGACGTCCACATCAAATCGAATTAAATTGAGTATAAATGGAGTTGATCTTTCAAATTACAAATGGGCGAGACCACATTTTATGGATGTTTCGCACTACTATCACACAAACTATGTGACTTCACCCGATATATTCATGCATCCATTCTGTATCACAACAAGCCTTCACCAACCAACTGGATCTCTCAACTTTAGTCGAATTGAAAACGCTAAAATACATAGTGAAAGTCAAATATTAAATGATACAATTTACGCCGTAAACTACAACATTCTCAGGATAGAAAATGGTATGGCGGGTTTAGTGTATGCAAATTAAAATCAGGGAATATATAAATGGTTAAAACTACTGGTGTAACCCAACCCACGCACAAGGTGCGTCTTGGTCGTTTTACAGAGTGTGATCAACCACATAATTCAATAGTACTTAATGCTTCGAATGCAAATATTGACAACATCGAACACAGTGGATTTTATGTGACACCAATTAGGTATGGACATGCGTCCAACCTTCTCGCATATGATTGTACAACTAAAGAAATAATCGATGTCGGTGGTCAAAAATTGAAGATTTCTTCACTGGAAGTGGAAAATCTCGATGTTGTGAATTCAAATACGATTCATAGTTACTATGTGGATAATCCAATTTTTGAGATTGCAAAGGGTAATACAAAAAATAGTGAAGATGTGGGCATCATTATGCGTCGAAGTGGTGGTGATGTCGAACTAAAGTTTTCGGAAAAGGACAAACACCTCAATGTGAATAAGGATCTGAAAGTTGATGGGAATATTCATGCTCGGACATTTTACGGTGATGGGGGACTTCTCTCAAATGTTCAATTTGATTTTGAAATTGGGGATACATTTGAAAATATCAATGTGACCAATGCACTGCGTGCAGATGGTGGTCTTCTCTCGAATATATCAATTCAGCAATTGAAAGATCTCAATAATGCATCATTAAATCTCAATAGTGTGTATGTTGAAAAAGTCATACATGGGGGGTCAATTGTCTCGCGATCCAGTGTCATCGCACCCACATTTATCGGGGATGGGCAAAAACTTACAGGTATTGCACATACCAAAGATTTGGAATCAAATGTGAGTAGAATTGAAAAACTTGAACTCTTTCCATCTCGCGTTGAGTTGGTCGAGTTGGACGTCAAGGGAGTTCAAGACGAAATAAAACGTATCGCACCCCTTGAAGAGACAACCATCCAAGTTGCACACGCGATCGATGCATTGAAGCCACTTGAACCAAAAGTTCAAATGCTTGAAAACTATGTGACATCGACATCCACCCACCAACTTCCACAACGCATGAGTTATTTGGAAAAGGAAGTTAAATCTATAAAACCTACAATTCCAGATGTAACACAAATCATTCGAGATGTGAATGCCGTCCGAGATACACTTACATCTATACCTTTACTTGAAGATTCTATCCGAACTGTGGAACGTGTTATTCCACGTGTACGACACCTTGAAAGTATGATTGGTGGGATAGATACAAATGCATCAAAGATTTCGGGTTTAACTACAAAAGTTACAACGATTGAATCCACCATAAAAAAGATTGACGACATTGAACCCATACAATTACAATTGAGTACACTCGCGCGAAATACACCCAGTCAAATTAAGTACTTGGAAACACATGTATCCACGCGTATAGACGATATCGCCAAGGAAATTGTGCGTTTTAATCCACTCGAATCCCTCGTGTCAAATATTCACACATCCGAAACTGACATCTCTACACTCAAAATACAACTTCCTACCATTGACACTCGAATAAAGATCCTTGAAGATGTACCAGTCCCAACTCTACACAGCGTGACGTCATGTCAAAGTAACACCGTAAATACACTCACACTTGAAAATCAAAATGTATCGTTAACAACTTTTGGTAATATTGGGGTGGGTACAACCCAACCAACATCAAAAATATCTATTTTCAGTTTACCAAATGCCGTATCACAATTGGGTGAAGTCGATGCGATTAAAATTAATGAACTCGCACAAATTAACGCGTATACCAAGGCTAACGCGGGTCTAAGCTCCGGTCGCCCCGGTGGTCTAGTTTTCAAAACAAAGAGACCTAATGGTGAACTTACAGATAGTATGACTATAGATGGTAACGGTTCAGTCACAGTTGGCTCGTCGACACCTTGTGCGTCTGCAGCACTCGCGATAAACTCCACAACGCGTGGTTTATTAGTTCCCCGTATGACGACGGAGGACATTCAAAATATTAAAAAACCCGAACCGGGTCTCATAGTGTACGATATAGAATTGGATACATTTATGGGATACAAAAAGACTGGTTGGACTCAAATGTAATAAATTAAAATGACTTATTATATAAATGGTGAAGAACTTGAACACTATTGAAAGATCCGAGAGGATCAGAATAGGTAAATACACTCCAGATGAACAGGCGGAAAATTCTATAATCATCAATGCGTCGTCAGAAATTATTGATGCACCTGTGAGTGGATTTCACGTAGCCCCTGTTCGTTACGTGTCAAATGTTCTATCAAACACACTAGTATATAATACAGTGACACACGAAGTTGTAGATTCTGGGGAAAATATAAACAGATCACTTGACGATGTATTAGCTGTCAGTAATGTTGCATCATATACAGTTGAATTTCAAAATACAGCGACAAGTTTTGTGACATATGGACCGGTGGGTATAGCTAATACAAATCCAATACACACCGTTGATATAGGTTCGAATGTATTCGTTGATGACACCGGATCAAATGTAATGAATATCACAGGTAATGTATTTGTTTCAGACACCCTATTCGTCGTGGGTAACTTGGAAGTTTTGGGGGATACAACACTCACAACCCAACAAAATCTTCTCATTGATGATTCCATTGTTGAACTTGGTAAAAACAATTATGATTCGACGGCGGGGTTTGATCTGGGTTTTGTGATGACACGTTCATCCGCACTGTCAAATGTGGGTATAGGTTACAGAGAGACCCAAGATGAGTTTTTCATTGGATACACCGATAATAATGCATATGAACATTATTTAACACCCAATAACGACAATAACGTTAAAGTCCACGTGTATGGTTCTCTAGTCACGAATTCGAATGTCGGTGTGGGAAATACGTCACCGACGCACACGTTAGATGTTGGTTCAAATGTATACATTGATGACACGGCGTCAAATATTTTAGTTGTTCGGGGAGATGCTAAAATCGATGAAACACTATACGCGAATACAATTTCAATTTCAAATATTGCAACGATTGGTGGAAACTTAAATCTGTTGTCAGAGTTGGATGTCCTTGGAGATGTACACGCATCGTCAAATCTAGAAGTTTCCAAGGAACTCATTATTGGTGGGAATGTACACGCGTACTCAAATGTAGATGTGTCGAAAGAACTCAATGTCTCTGGGAACGTGTATGCTTCATCAAATGTTAATGTATCAAAGGCGCTCAATGTCACTGGAAATACAAACGCATTCGCACAACTCAACGTAACTGGGAATGTATATGCATCATCAAATGTCAATGTCTCCAAGGAACTGAATGTGACCGGGAATGTATACGCATCATCAAATGTCAATGTCTCTAAAGAACTGAATGTATCTGGGAACGTGTACGCGTTATCGAATGTTGATGTCTCCAAGCAACTCAATGTAACTGGGAATGTCTATGCGTCATCAAATGTCAATGTCTCTAAAGAACTTAATGTCACTGGGAATGTGTATGCGTTATCAAATGTCAATATAACAAAAGATCTAAATGTCACGAGACATATTTACGCAGGCTCAAATGTTGTGGTATCTAAAGATCTTGCAGTTGTTCGAGATATTTACGCATCAAATATAAATGTCAACAAAGATCTTACGGTCACTGAAGATATCAGAGCCTTATCAAATGTTGATGTCTCACAAGATATCAATGTCACGGGTAATGTGTACGCCTTGTCAAATGTTATTGTGTCCCGAGATATTGATGTATATGGAAACATTCACGCGTTGACGAATGTAGATGTCTCCAAAGATGTAAATGTCACAGGTAACATATATGCGTTATCTAACATTGTTGTATCACACGAGGCTGTGGTTCGTGGTGATTTGTACACACAAGGAAACGCATTTATTACGAAACAACTCACTGTAACTAGTAATATAAATGCCTTGTCAAATGTGGGTATAACAAAAGACCTAACGGTAGATGGAAATGTTTTTGCAAAATCAAATGTGAGTGTTTTGAAACAATTGGATGTGAGTGGAAATGTGTACATGAAATCAAATGCCATCGTATCAAAGCAACTACAAGTAACGGGTGATATAGTTGCTTCTTCAAGTATAGACGTGACGAGAGATGTAAATGTAACACGGAATGTAAATGTTACTGGCAATGTTTCAGCTTCATATTATAATGGAAATGGTAGTAATTTGACACATATCACCCTTGAACAGGTCACATCATATGGAAATACAACGTCTAACACGATATTTTTCAACAACCCTGGAACAGCTGTGGTTACCGTGGGTGATATGGGTGTTGGCACGGATACACCTGATTATACACTTCACGTCGCGGGGGATATAGGTGCGGATTCAAATATATCCGCGGTTCGGTACTTTGGGAGTGGTAGTACACTCACGGATATAACACTTGAACAGGTCACGTCATACGGAAATACAGCATCAAATACTGTAGAGTTTACAAACCCAACAACGGCATTAACGACTGATCTCACCTCAAATGTTGGCGTCAATATTGGACAATTGAACAATGTGACGTTAACCACACCCCTCAATGAAGATATGCTTGTATATGATGGTACACAATGGGTTAATCAAAAACA